CCACGTTTGACGGCATGGGTTCGGCACCACAGCAAAGCCTGACCCCGATCGTCAAGCAGCTGCTTGGCATCCCACGTCCAGCGGTTGCCTAATGGCTTACACCGACCTGTTTAACGAAGCGATTGATGATGTCACGGCAACGCTGACCGCTGTGTCTGGGCTCCGCGTGATAAATGATGCGACAAAACTTGTGCCTAATTCGGTTTATTTAGATGCACCAAACTTCACCACAATTGCTGGCAACGGCAACATTGTGCGACTTGAGTTTCCAGTAAAGGTGATCGGGTCAGGCCCAGCAGGTCTGCCGGTGCTTCGATCAATTTTGAGCATTGTGGCAAGTGTGCTCGGGTCAAAAATCATTGTTATGGCTGGTCGTCCATCAAGTTTAGAAATTGGTGGCGCGCTGTATCCGTGCTACGACTTAGATTGCGCTATTCAAGCCCAGACCGCATAATCCACGATAAGACCAAAGAAATCATCTACTATCAAGAAAGCACCTAAGGAGTAAACATCATGGCGACATCTACTTATCTCTCGAATCCAAAAGTCCAGATCGGCGCGGCTATCGGCACGCTTACCGATATCACCGATCAGGTTTCTGCAGCGACGTTGACGGTCACCAAAGAGGCGTTGGAAGACACCGCATTTGGCAGCACTTCGCGCACAATGACTGCAGGTCTGTTCAACAACACTTTGACGTTGACGGTTTACGCCAGTTACGCCACAAGCGAATCGTACGCCACATTGTCAACATTGCTCGGCACAAAATGCGTTGTAAAAGTCAATCCAGCAGACGCAACCGATTCGGCAACAAACCCAGGGTTTATTTTGACAGACACCTATCTAAGTGCCATACCTGTGATCAATGCTTCCTTGGGCGAACTTAGCCAATGGGAGATAGAGCTGCAGGGCGGCGTTTACAGCGTAGACACCAGCGCATAATTAACGGCTCCAAGCCGACATAGGAGAACAAGTGAAAATCAAATTGCAGTTCAAGCGCACACCTGACAGCGCACCAGAGCATTACTACACAAACTTGTTTGTGATTACTGAATGGGAACGCATCGAGCGTCGCAACATTCAACAACTGTCAAGCAATCCGCTTTACAGCGATTATTGCTGTTGGATGCACACGATCTTAAAACTCAAAGGCGAGCAGGTAGGCGACAACTGGCGGGAATGGGTAAGCAAAAACCCAGACATTGAGATCATGCCGGTATTGGATGAGACCGACCCAAACCCTACGGACGCGGCACCTACCGCCGCCAACTAGCTGAAATGTTGGTCGCGGTCGGTTGGTGGCCTAGCGACATAGTGTTTGACTCACGCGACCTTGTAACGGTCATTAAAGTATTAAACGAGGCAAACAAAAAAAGGGTTTAACGTGGACAATGTATCTACAAACATTGAAGTTGTCGGCATCAAAGACGCTTTAAAAACCCTAAACAAAATTGACAAATCGTTGCGTCGAGAAATCACCAAAGATTATAAAAAGATCGTGCAACCAGTCATTGACGATGCCAACAAGCTGGTACCGACTAGCGCCCCATTATCCGGCATGGCACGTAATTGGGAAACCCGATCTGGCTTTAAAATGTTGCCGTGGATACCTGGCTTTAAACAAAAAATTCAAGCCAAAATTAATACTCGAGCCATTAAAGAATTTGGCGGAAACAAGGTCAATGTCGGCACGTTCATTATCCAATGGCAGGGCGCAACGGCAACCATGTTTGACACTTCAATGGCTGGTCGTTTAGGCGCAAAGTTAAGTCAGCGTTATGGGCGTTCTTCGCGAGTAATGTGGAAAGCATACGAGCAACGCCAAGATGATGTCATGTCCGAGATGGAACAATTGGTCAAGCGCATCATGGATGAAGCGAACAGAGAGACCGCGTAATGGCAATTAATATCCCGATCATTTCAGAGTTTGATGGCAAGGGCATTAGTAAGGCCATCGCGCAATTCAATCAGCTAGAAACAACGTCAGAAAAAGCCCAGTTCGCCATTAAAAAGGCTGCAGTCCCAGCCGCTGCCGCGCTTGCCGGGCTTGCTGTTGCGTTAGGTGATGCAACTAAAGCAGCAATGGAAGATCAGCAAGAACAGGCTGCGCTTGCACTTACTTTGCAAAATGTGACTGGCGCAGGCGCTAAGCAAACCGCCCAGATTGAAGAACAAATTTCGGCAATGAGTCGAGCGTCTGGCATTGCTGACACCGAATACCGCAAGTCACTTGAAGCACTTGTACGTGGCACAAAAGATGTTGACATGGCCATGAAGGACATGAACCTAGTCATGGATATCAGCACGGCTTTGCAGATGGATTCCAGCACCGTGGCCGACGCATTGGCAAAGGCATACCAGGGCAACTTTAAGGCGCTTCGATCATTAAGCCCAGAAATGGCAACAATGATTAAAGAAGGCGCAACGCTCAATGAAGTTATGGATGTGCTCGGTGGAACTTTTGGCGGTTCTACCGCGGTCGCCGCCGAAACCGCAGCAGGGAAAATGAAAATCCTGTCTAACTCGGTAGGCGAAACAAAAGAATCAATCGGTGCCGCCCTGTTGCCTGTAGTCGAAGCGGTCTTGCCAATTCTCAACCAGTTTGCCGCATGGGCACAAGACAACCCACAAGCATTCCTATTCATCGCTGGGGCGATCGGTGCAGTTGCAGCTGCAATCGTGGCAACAAACATTGCAATGGCATTAAACCCTTTTGCTTTGATCGCTGCAGGAATAGCGGTAATTATTGTGGCGCTAGTCGCTGCCTACAACAAATTTGATTGGTTTAAAAATGCTGTGGACGGCGTAATTGACGTAGTGCTCGGTTTTGTAAAAGGGTTAATTGGAGCGTTCAGCGCGTTCAAAAGCGCAATTGACGCAATCGTTGGCGCGGTAACTGGCGCCCTGACCGGAATGGTTAACGCGGCGGTCGGTGCCGTAAATGCAATCATTGGCGCATATAACGCAATTCCATTAGCACCAGATATTCCAAAAATCCCAACAGCAGTTGCAAAAGCCCCACCACCAGTTACAGCGCCCCAACCAGCACGACCAACTGCAGGCCGTTTCGGAATTCCACGTTTTGCTGACGGGGGCATCGTAATGGGGCCAACATTGGCGCTCGTAGGCGAAAAATCACCAGAAGCAATCATTCCGTTAAACAAAATGAACAAGGGCGGCGTAACAATCAACGTGACAGGCGGACTTGCTACAAGCGCTGAAATTGGTCAAAGCGTTGTCAACGCGCTTCGAGCATATTCACGCAGCGCTGGGCCTCTTGAATTGAATATCGCGTAATGCCTGGCACAGCTGTAATTCAATCGGGAAACTATGAACTAAACATTGATACTGGTTTCCCCCAAGATGCGTTCATTCTTGACAGCGCAACCGCAGGAATATTAGGTGGTTACGGCACAATCCAAACCGCGCAAAACATTTTGCTAAACCCCAATTTTGAGTTTTCAACTCCAACATCACGATGGAGCGCAGGCCCAACTGGCGGCACAATTTCAGGTTCTACAAGCGGCCCATATAGCGGTTCAACATTTTTAAACATTCAATCTGATTCAACAATTGTGGCCCAATTTGCTTACCCAATTACCCTTACAAGCCCTGAAGGAACTTGTCGAGCTGTAAACGGCGATGTTTTTCGGGTTAGCGCCTATTTCAAAAACATTGCAGGATTAGATCGCACCGTCAGAATTGGTGTCCAAAAACTCATTGAAAACGGAAATGATAGTGGAAGCCCAACATTTGTTGCGAGCACCGCGTTAACTGTTGGCTCCGGTTGGACTTTGCTTGAAGGCACATACACCGCTTCTGGAATGAGTGCAAGCATCCCATATATTCGTTTTCAATTTTACAACCAATCAAATCTTGTTGAATACTCTTTATCAAACGTAACGGGTTTAGATGCAGTTTGCATTACACAAACTTCAGCAACTCGGCCCTACTTTGACGGCTCATTATCTGAACCTTATCCGGGTTACACAATTATGAGCCAAAATTGGGTTGGTACTGTAAACCGATCGCCAAGCAACATCCAATGGGGCCTCAATTCAAGTTACGTTGACAGCGATTATGTTTTAGACGGTTCAACAAACTACGCCAACGTAATGGACTCAGTCACAAACATAACGATTAAACGTGGCCGTCAAGACACAGGCGACCAATTCAGCGCTGGCACCATGAGTTTCACCATTTTGGACACTTCAGGAGTGTTTAACCCATTTGATCAAAATTCGCCATTTTATGACAATTTTGAAAACATCCCAGGGCTGGCGCCACTTCGAGCAGTAAACGTTAAACGCTACGACTCAACCGATACAGCGGAAACAATCTTTTCAGGGTATGTCGTCAACTATGACTACAACTTTGCGTTAGGCGGTTTGGACACGGTCACGGTATATTGCGCCGACCAGTTCTATTTGCTATCCCAAACCGAACTAGACGCATACAATCCCGTTGCCGAAACATCTGGTGAACGCATAGAAACCATTTTAGATTTGCCAGAAGTAGATTTTCCTGCAGCTGCAAGAAACATCGAAACAGGTGTCGCAAACCTCGGCCACGATTCAAGTTACAACATCCCTGCCGGCACAAACGTTTTGAGTTATATCAGCCAAATTAACGAGACAGCAGAATTCGGTCGAGTGTTTATGTCCAGAGACGGTGTGTTCACATTTCAGAGCAGGCTACTCGGCACCCTTGATTTGCCTGTTGCATCGTTCAAAGACGATGGCACAGCATATTCTTTTGACGGCGTGGGCATCACCTTTGAAGCTGACGCGGTTGTCAACCGAGCGGTCGTTACTGGTCTAAACAACAACACGGCAACAGCAAACGACTTGTCATCGCAAACAACATATTTCATTCAAAACGAAAGCATTGGCAATTCTTTATTGCATTTGCAAAGCGAAATAGACACGGCAGCGTCTTACTTGCTGAATCCTTTGCCAGAGCCGCGCTATACAAGCGTGCAAACCAAATTTTTGATGTTGACCGCCGCACAAAAGGATGTGTTGGCCACATTGGATATTGGCGACACAATCCTGATTTCAAAGACATTTCCAAGTGGAACAGGTACCACGACCCTGGCGCAAGACCTGTCAATTGAAGGCATCACGCATCGAATAAACCTTGACGATGGGCATCAAATAACCTATTTCACGGCTGGAACAATAATTCTTCACGAGCTCATTCTTGACGACGCCACCTATGGCACACTCGACAGCGATAACGCTCTAAGATAAGGACACTATGCCACTCACTACGTACACCGCCGGGCAGGTTTTGACTGCCAGTTCGCTTAATGCCAACTTGGGTTTCGCCGCAACAGCAGGCGGCCTTACAACGGTAAAAGCAGAAACAGCGTTTAGCGCCGTTTCATCGGTCACTTTTGACAACATTTTCACAAGCGATTACACCAATTACCGCATTATTATTCAAGCAACCGCAACCGCTGGCGCGCCACAATTAAACCTGACTTTGCGCGCTTCAGGAACCGCATCATCTTCAAACTACAGTTTTAACAGTTTGTCGATTGCTGGCGCAACTTTGACAGGCTCATCAGCAACAGCACAATCATCATGGGCATCAGGATTATTAACAACCACAGCAGGGTTCTACGTAATTGATTTAATCAACCCACAAGTTGCAGCAAGAACAGCCGGCACGGTTATGTCTAATCAAGGCGTTAACCAACAGTCATATCTTTATTTTCTTGCCCACACGACAGCAACGGCTTATGACGGTTTTGGTTTTACCCCAGCATCATCAACAATTACGGGAACATACACCGTTTATGGATATGGAGAAACAGTCGCATGATCATTCACAGCAATGGCATTGACCGCCAAGCAACAGAGGAAGAAATTGCTGAAATCGAAGCAATTAACAGCACCGCTTTTGACATTGTTAAAGACGCTAAAGCACGCGCAAAAGCACGCGCACTCATTTGCGAAAAACTTGGTTTGACTTCCGAAGAACTAACAACATTGTTGTCGTAATGCGATGGCAACTGAAATTGTGGTTTCTATCATCGGTGGCTGTTTCCTTGTATTGGTGGCACTCATCGGCAAAATCGGCAGCGACAACAAAAAAGACCACGGCAAAGTCCACCAAGTC